GTCGATAGCTACCTTACACAGATAGTCAGCGGCGTTACCCAAGGATGAAGCAGTGTTGGTCAATTCTACATAACCATATCGTGTCATAAAGCTGACGACTGGCTCGAATGTAGAAGGATCAAGTACAACACCTGAACTCATCAAAGGAATGTATGGGCAATAGAATGCGGCAGCATCACTCTCACTGGAACCTTTGTATCCAATAAGAATTTCTGTTGCGTCATTTGCGTATGTATCAACATATACTTTCATAGCATTGTTCAAAGTACCTACCATCTTAGTGTTGGTTGGAGCTTCAAATGTGCCTTCTGTTGTGCGAGCGAAAGCTGATGTAGTGGCACTTTGTAGAATTGTAAGTGTAAGTGGACTTACAACACAGAAGTTACCAGCACCGCGTCGTGTTCGCTGTGCAATAATGTTAGCAGCACGGTTAACCATAACTGCCAGAGCGGCATGCTCGTCACCAACGAATGTAGCTGTACCAGATACATTAGCTTGGTCGTATGTTAAGATTGGAGCACCAGCAAGCACACGGAGGCTTTGCAGTACTTCTTGGTCAATTTCAGCGGTAATTTCTTGTGCCAAAGCAGCCATTACTTCTGCTTCAACGTCAATTCCGTGCATTGCTTGTGCATCTTGTGCAGATTCAAACGTCCAGCGAGCGCTCAACTTACGTGTCTTAGCTTCAACTGTCTGCTTCAAGATTTGAATTGACATACGCCGTCCAGCAACACCTTCCATAGCGGCTGTTGCTTGTGGCTTACCGTCTGGATCAACACCACCACCGGAATAAGATGTAGCAATCTTGTACGGTGTCAATGCTTCTTCACCAGCAGTAATATTATCAAACGAATCAGAGTATCGTACTCTCAATGTATGAATTTGTCCAACTGGTCCTGTCAACGGTTGTACACCAACGATTTCGTTAGCGATAACTGTTGGCATTACACGTCGAATAACGGGAAGAATAACTCGATTTAATGTAGCAATATTACCGGAAGCTGTAGCTCCAGCTGTTGCACTTTCAGCCAAGTATCGTTTAGTATTTTCTAGTGTGGTCGCCATTACTGATTTTTTGTTACCTTGCAAGCCTTCAAGAAGTGCTCCTTTGGTATCCTGCCAGCGACTTTCTAACAATTCTGACATTTAATTTCTCCTTAATTAAGTCCTGCAAGTCTTCGAATGTCAATGACATTATCTCTTGCACCTGTTGATTGTTGTGTCTTTTTATTGCCTGTAATTTCTGTGCCTTCTGTTAACGTTGCCTTTTGTTGTGTATTTTGATTTACTTTTTCTTCTAAAACGGTAGGAAGATATTTGTCAAATGCTGATTTAAGTCGTGGCGTTTGAACACTTTCTAATAAATCAAGCATTACTTGCTTATTAGCTTTGTTCAACGGCTCTACTAGATCAGTAATAATCTTTTCTCGTTTAATAGATTCGTTCATTCTCAGCATTTGAGTCTTAGAAGCCTCAATTGCTTTGTTTTGCTTGGCCATATGTGTTTTGGCTTCAGCTAATCGCCGTTCTGCGATATTAACAACTTTCATCAATTTAGCTGTTTCAGTTTTCTCATTTAAATAGCTATTGCTATACTCAACTGAGAATGCCTCAAACAATCGACGTCCAAAGTCATTTTTGCGAGCGGTTTCAATATCTTCTTTAAGCTGTCCAATTTCTTTTGTAAGAACTCGTCCAACCATCTTTTGAATTTTTTGAGCGCTCTCGTTGACAAATGTCTTCTTGATATTTGAGAATCGATTTTTTGCTTCTCGTACAAGTCGAACTTTTGTTTCTGCTAAGTCGTTTTTATCTGTTTGGAATTCAGCAATTTCTTTCGCTAAACTGTCCACCACAAATTCTTCAAGCATACGGAATTTTTTAGCCATTGTTTTCTGATCTTCATGAAGTTGTGTTACTTCTTGTTTTAGTTGTTCAGAAACAAATGCCTTTAATACGTGTGAGCTTTCGTGAACTTTTTTAATGTATTTGGCCTTTGCATCAATTAATTGCTTACGGTCTTCAGCAAGCTCTTGCATTTCTACAGTTAGCTTGTCAGAAACCATTTTATCAATAGCTTCTGCCATTACATTTTTGTCATGCTCATATTTTTGAGCAAACTCTTCACGAAGCATTGCAGTTACTTCCAATCGGTTTTCTTTAACCTTTTGGTCCCATGCCTCTTGAATTTCTTGGCGCACGTTCTCAGAAATTACATTATTTTCTAACAGAGAATTAAGTGCTTCCAACATAATCTTCTCCTATTATTGGAGTCTGCTGATTACATTAATCAGAGATTCTTTTAGAGCCTTTTGAGCTCCCTTATCTTTAGCTACATTGATTGCTCTGTAGCCGCCTTTTGTATTCATTAAATGTTCGTAAATTGGTGTTGGATAAGCACCTGGTGCAGATGGCTGCGCTACTACATCAACTGTAATAATTTCAAAATCTGATACTTGATTTTGTCCGTCTTCTGACACGTTGCCTGATCCGCGAGATGATACCCCTAACTTTACACCATTTTCTAACATAGTTTTTACCAGCGAGCCCATTGGCGTTGGTAAAATCTTCATTTTGCCGTAGCCATTTGGACCGTCCATCCATACTTCATTAATCATATGAGATACACGATCCAAATTGACTGTTAGGCCTTCTGGATGATCTACTTCTCCAAGAACACTATATCCGCCTGCAATTTGTTCGCTTAGGGTTTTAACAGCCCTGCCAATCTCATTTACAGGATAGATTCGCTGATTTGCGTTTCGTACTCCGCCTTGTATACAAATTCCTTTCATATACAAGTCTTTTCCTTCATTGGCGTTCTCAACGATAAGA